GGAAACGACGGTGCCTGATGCTGTGGGAACGTATGGGCCGGCTGTGGCTGAGTGGGCTTCTTCGCATCTGGGTATTGATCTGATGCCCTGGCAGCGTCACGTTCTAGATCAGCAATTGTCTTATGACGCCAATGGTGATTGGTGTCATGCACTGTCGTTGGTGTCTGTGGCCCGTCAGAACGGCAAGACCGTTGCGCTGGCCGCGCTGATTGGTTGGCTGCTGACCGAATACCCGGTGATTGTGAAACGGCCGATCACGGTGGTCAGTACCGCGCACCGTCTGGACCTGGCAACGTCCCTGTTTCAAGACCTGGCCCCCATCCTTGAAGCCAAGTTCGGGGCGAAAGCCGTATGGGCGTACAGCCGTAACAGCCTGACATTGGGGCAGACAAAATGGGTGGTCAAGGCCGCCCGGCCGTCAGCAGGTCACGGTATGTCAGTCGATTTCCTGATTATCGATGAAGTGTGGGGCATCGATTCCGACACCCTGGACATCGGCCTGCTACCAACCCAACGCGCCCGCCCTAACCCACTGTGCAGTATGTGGTCCACAGCCGGCACCGAAGAATCTGTCGCGATGTTGCGCCACCGCGAAACCGCCATCCGCGCAATGGACACCGGCGAACCGTCCCCGATCTACCTGGCCGAATACAGCCCACCCCCAGAACTGGACCCGATGACCCCCGAAGCGTGGGCCTACGCCAATCCTGCACTGGGTCGCACCCTGACCGCCAAGGTGTTACAGCGCGAATCCACAGCCCCCAACCGCGCCGGGTTCCTACGATCATCCGTGAACGTATGGTGCCAGACCGACGCCGGCTGGCTGCTGCCAGGCCAGTTCGATAAATGCCGTACCGACCTGCCCCCGTTACCAGGTGGCGTGCTGGCCTGTGAAGTATCGATCGATGATGGCCGCTACGTCGCTGTCAGGGCCAACGCCAACGCCGAAGGCGTACCTACCTGCACCGTTGCGTTTATGGCTGACACCCGCGAACAGTTCTGGGACCAAGTACGCCGCCAACTAGCCGACAACCCCGGTGTGGCCCTGTACATCACCCCCACCCTGGACACCCACTGCCCCACCGATCTAACCCACCGGCGCACCATTTGGGGCTACCAAGAAATAACCCGATACACCGGCGCAGTAAAACAGATGATTATCGAACGCCGTTTGGCGCACACCGGCGAAACCATGCTGGCCGAACACTGTGGCCGCGCCGTCGCAGTCAAGACACCCGGCAGCATCGCCATCAGCAGCAACAAATCACCCGGCCCCGTCGAACTGGCACGCTGCCTAGTGATCGCTGCCGCGCTGGCCGCTAAACCCACATCGAACGTACGCCGCCCGGTGATTGCCACAAGTATGCCGCGCCGTGTGGCCTAGCATCACAGGCATGGGATTCTTCACACCTAAGCCAGTGCAGATGGTGAACCGCCCCGAAACGGCGGTAGCCGCAGCCGCGGCCGGTAACCCGATGGTTGGGGAATTCGTCAATTACACGAATAACGCAGCCGTCGTTGCCGCGCTGCAAGTGCCAACCATCAGCCGTGCGCGTGACCTGATCTGTGGCATGGTGTCGTCGCTGGAAATCAAACAGTATGGCCGCCAATGGAACGGCGACGAATACGAACGCATCGAACTGCCACCCGACACCTGGTTTCAGCAACCCGACCCGAACGTGACCCGTAATTTCATACTGGCCCAGACAACGCAGGACCTGATTATGTGGGGGCGTGCGTTCTGGATTGTCACCCAACGCAACGCCGCAGGATTCCCTAGCGCATTTACCTGGATTCCCACCGTCGATGTCACGACGATGGACCAGGTGTCACCGGCCGCGTCATATTGGGGACCGTCAAACCAGATCTATTTCCAGGGTGTGCAGTTGAACACGCGCGACGTTGTGCAGTTCTTGTCACCGATTCCCGCGCTGATCGTTACCGGGCAGCGTGCGATCACCACCGCGTTGCGTCTTGATCGTGCAGCCGAACGGTTCGCCACGATGGAAGTACCTGCCGGCTACTTGAAACAAACTGGCGGTGAACCCATGTCTGGGCAAGACCTGGCAGAACTAGCAGCAGCATGGTCGGAAGCACGACAGAACGGTGCCATCGGTGCGCTGAACGAATACGTTGATTGGAAAGAATCAAACATCGACCCGTCGAAAATGGAACTAGTAGCGGCACGCCAATATCAGGCTGTTGAACTGTCCCGCGTCGCCAATATCCCCGCGTACCTAGTGAACGCACCTGTCGGTTCAGGCATGACATACCAGAACGCCCAGCAAGCACGCCAAGATCTGTACCTGTTCGGCAGTAAACCGTACATCGAATGCATTGAACAAACCCTGTCGATGCCTAGCGTGACGCCACGCGGCCGCTACATCGAACTAGACGTTACTTCCTACCTGGAAGAAAACGGGCTGTCGGGCCAGCAGGACACTGCTGCCCCTGCTGGTTCCGGCAGTTCCATCACCCCATCGGAGGCCAACTAAATGCCGTACTACGTCACCGAAGAAGCCGAAGGCTGCGCCGGCTACGCCGTCGTCAAGGACGACGGGGAAGTGTTGGGCTGTCACCTGACCCAACAGGATGCAGTCGATCAGATGGTGGCAATCAGCCTGGAAGAAGGCATCGAACCCGGTGGGTTCCTGGAAGAAAAAGAAAACGACGAAATGACGATGACGGCCAGCAATTACAACGGCCCGACTATCGTGTGCGCCGGCACCGTCACCGTCATTGAAGCCAGCGACAGTGGGGCTGGCAGACGCGAAATCAGTGGGGTGGCGGTGCCATACAACACCCCGGCCACCGTGTCAGGCGGCCAGTCGGTGATCTTCAAGCCCGGCAGCCTCACCATCGAATCAGGCCGCAAGCCGAAACTGATGAAATATCACGACAGCACCCAGATCGTTGGCGTGGTTCAGGCATTGCAGGAAACCCCCAATGCGCTGCTGTTTACCGCCCGAATCAGTGCCAGCCGCGACGGAAACGACGCCCTGGAACTGGTCAAGGACGGTGCCATCGACAGCGTGTCCGTTGGGGTGGACCCGATCGACGCCGGATACGACGACGCCGGAAACCTGATCGTCGCCAAGGGCGTGCTACGCGAAATCAGTCTGGTAGCCGAACCCGCGTTCAAGGATGCACGCATTACCCGCGTTGCTGCCACTAAGATCACACACAACCAGGCAAAGGAGACTGCCGACATGGATATCACGAAGAACGAAACCGAAGCACCCGCACCCGCACCGACCGCACCCGTCTGGGCGCAGGCCAAGCGTGTGCCTACCAAGTTGCCGACCGTCGCTGAGTACATGACGGCGTACATTCGTGGTGGCGAAGCGGCCGAAGCCGCCAAGCGTGAAGTGCAGTTGTGGGTTGAACATCACGCGCCGATCAGCGCAGCCGCTGGCGATCAAACCGTTGCTGATTTCCCTGGCGTTGTGCCGGTTCCGATTCTTGGACCTACGTTCGACAACATCGCACCGCTTCGTCCGATCGTTACCGCGATCGGTGCGCGTGCAATGCCGGGCGCAGGTAAGACGTTCATTCGTCCGAAGATCGTGACGCACACAAGCGTTGCACAGCAGAACACCGAACTTACTGGCTTGTCGTCCACGACCATGCTGGTCGATGACATCGTGGTGACGAAACTGACGTTCGGTGGCACCGTGTTGATTGCCGAACAGACGATCGACTGGACGGACCCGGCTGCGCTGGACATTTTGGTGCGCGACCTTGCCAACCAGTACGCCATCGCAACGTCCAACTATGCGTGCAGCGTGTTCGCCAACAACATCGGCGGCGGCCAATCGGTCGGCACGTGGGACGGAACATCGGAAGATTTCATTGCCAAGGTGTACGCCGGTGCAGTGAAAGTGCTTGCCGCTGGTCGTGTCATGCCGACGCACCTGCTGATGGGAACCCCCGGATTCGAAGCCATCGGCGCATTGGTCGATGATCAGAACCGGCCGCTGTTCCCGACGCTGAACCCGATGAACGCTTCGGGCCAGATGTCAGCCGCATCAACGATTGCCAACCCGGTGGGCCTGTCCCTGGTCGTAGACCCGGGCCTGGATTTCGCTGGCGACTTCATCAGCCTTGGCACCGCCGCAGGCCCCTACGCAGGTTTCGAAATCTATGAAACGATGAAAGGCCTCGTCAGCATCGAAAAGCCCGACGTGCTTGGTCGCCAGTTGTCGGTTCGCGGGTACTTCGCTGCCCTGTTTATCGACAACACGAAGTTCGCCTGGTTCGACTTCTAAGCACTAAGGAGGCCGCCTAGTGGCGACCTACACACTCACCAACACGCAGGTGGTGGATAACGTCGGCGTCATTCAGACGCTGACGCCCACCCCTGTGGAAGTTGGCGACAGCATCACCATCACCAGTGCAGGTGCATGGAACGGAACGTACACGGTGACCGCCGTACCCCAATACCTGTTTACAGGTGTGGACCAGTACGGCGATTACCTGTACGACACCGCGATGATCATCCCAAATCAGATTGCGTTCGCCCGCACAGCCACCAACCAGGCACGCACACCCACCGCCGGCACACTCACCTACACGGTGACAGTCACCTGGATAACCGTCGGCGACGTCGAAGATTGGCTGGGATTCACCGTCACCGGGCCATCAGCCGACTATGACCTGTTGGTGCTGGCAACCGCCGCATCGAATTATTGGTGCTGGAACAGACGCAGGGAAGCCGGGTACAGCGACAGTACAAGCACAGCCCCCAATAATTCAGCCAAATTGGCGGCCGTCATGTACGCCGGTTATTTGTACCGTATGCGCGGCAGCATCGACCAATACGCCAGTTTCGACCCGCTGGCCACCGGCGCACCCGTCGGCGGGTCTTTCGGTGACATTCTGCGCCTGCTGGGCTGCAACAGACCACAGGTGGCCTAGTGTCTGACACGCTAAACGAAGGATTCGACGCCCTAGTTACCCGTCTAGGGCAGATCACCAACCTGCCAGTGGTGTACAACAGCGACCCGCGCAACATCAACCCGCCTTGCATCCTGGTTGAAGCCCCATCATTCACCATGCACACCAACGTCATACCCGAAATGGACTTCACCATCAAGGTGCTAACCATCGGCCCCGGTGACCGTAAAGCACTGGCGAAACTGCTGGAACTGGCCGACAAGATCATGGCCGCCAAGATCGGGCTGCGATCAGGTCGCCCCACCGTGACCCAGATCGGTGGCGCGTCGTACGCTAGTTATGACCTAGAAATCGGCACCAAGGTGGCACCATGACCTACATCATCCAACGCCCGTTCGCTGGCCTACAACCAGGCGACACCCTCACCGACGCACACACCCGAAACATTCCCTACCTGCTGAACGCCGGCATCATCGTTGCCTCCGTCGATGACGCACCGAAACCCGAAAAAACTGCTAGAACTACTACCAAGAAACGGAAGGACTAATCATGGCCACAGTCACCTACCTCGCTAACCCCGTCGTCACCATCGGCGCAACGTCGCCCGGCACCGACATCACCGACCAGTGCAAATCGGCCGTGCTGACACAAGTGGTCGAAGCACTGGAAAGCACCGCGTTCGGTTCCAATGGCCGCCGCTACACCGCCGGATTGCAGAACCACACCTGCACCCTTACGTTCCTTATGTCGTACGCGACCAGCGAAACCTACGCACTGTTGCAGCCGCTTGTCGGAACGCAGTGTTACGTCAGCGTCAAGCCGGCCAGCGGTAATGAATCGGCAACGAACCCGAAGTTCGAACTGGCCGAAACATACCTGGAATCGCTGGACATCGTGAACGGCAGCATCGGTGAACTGTCCGAAGTGCAGATCACGTTGCAGGGCGGCGCACTCACGATCGATACCACCGCACCGTAACCAGTAAAGGCAGCAACATGAAACTGAAAATCAAGGTCACGGCAGGCAATACCACGCAGGTGGTGGAAACCAGCCTGGGGACAATCATTCAGTGGGAACGCAAATACAAGAAGCGGGCCGGCGATCTTGCTGCCGGGTTCGCTGTCGAAGATTTGGCATTCCTGGCGTGGGCCAGCATGAAGAAACAGGGCGGCCAGATCAGCGATTTCGACACCTGGGTGGAAGCCTTGGACGATTTGGAAGTGGTGGACAGTGAAGAATCGTTCCCTACGGACGGGGCAGTTACCGCCGCCAGTTAGCCGAATTGCTGCTGGCCACTGGTTACTGGCCCCCAATCGATGAGTTCGACACGCGGGATTTGGCTACCGTGTTGAAGGTGGCCGAAGAACAGAAGCGCACCCGATGATTGAAACGACCTTGAACGTCGTCGGCTTGAAGGAAGCACTGCGCGAACTAAACAGCCTTGACAAGAAGGCACGCCGCAAGGTCACCCAGGATTTCAAGAAGATCGTGAAACCTGTGGTCGATGAAGCCAAGGCGAAAACCCCTGTCGCACCCCCGATCAGTGGCTGGGGTCGCAAATGGACCGACAAGGGCCGCCAACTGTTGCCCTGGGACGGCACTATCGGCCAGTCATACATAAAAGCCCGACTGTCCACGAAACAGCCAAAGGAATACGGCGGTTATGTACGCAACCTGGCCACGTTCTATGTGTCGTGGTCCGGGGCCATCAATGCCATTTATGACATGGCAGGCCGCCGCAACCAGCCAGCCACCGAACAGGGCCGTTTCATGATCGCTGGACTGGAAGCCAAGAAAGGCAAATCCAGCCGCGTGCTGTGGCCTGCATACGAAATGAACCGTCAGGAAGTCGAAAAGCAGATGCAGTTGCTGATTGATGATCTGATGAAGCAGGTGAACCGTAACCTGGTGCTGGGATAATAGAACCATGTCTGTACTGCTACCAATCGTCACCCAGTTCAATGGCAAGGGTGTTGAACGTGCCGTCAAGGAATTTCAATCACTGGGTAGCAGCACCGAAAAAGCCGCGTTCCTGTTCAAGAAAGCACTGCTACCTGCCGCACTGGCCGGCACCGCCGCAATCATCGGGTTCACTAAGGGCATCATGCCGGCCGTACAGGCCGCGTCCGACCTAGAAGAATCGCTGTCGAAAAACCGTGTCGTATTCGGTGAAGCAGCCCGCGCCGTCGAAGATTTCGCTGGAAAAGCCGCACGCGCATTAGGCCAATCGAAAACCGAAGCACTAGCCGCCGCCAGCACGTTCGGCGTATTCGGTAAAGCCGCTGGCCTGGCAGGCGAAGACCTGTCCACGTTCAGTACCGATTTCGTAAAACTGGCGTCAGACCTGGCGTCATTCAATAACACCAACCCGGCTGACGCTGTACAAGCCCTAGGGGCCGCGCTGCGCGGCGAAGCCGAACCGATGCGCCGTTACGGCGTCCTGCTGAACGATGCGTCCTTGAAGCAGGCCGCAATGGAAATGGGTATTTACAAGGGCAACGGCGCACTGACCAGCCAGCAGAAAATCCTTGCCGCACAGAAACTGATCTTCGAACAGACCAGCGACGCACAAGGCGATTTCGAACGTACTAGCGACGGGCTGGCGAACCAGCAGCGCATTCTGGCTGCCCAGATCGAAGATGTAAAAGCCAAGTTAGGTGAAGTATTCCTACCGGTCGTAAAACGGGTAGTCACGTTCCTGAACGATCGCATGATTCCCGCCATTGACATGGCGATCGATGGGTTCGGTGAAAAGGGTCTAAGCGGCGCGGTGGCTGCGTTCGCGGCCGCGTTCGGTCAGTCAGGTGTCAGCGTCATCAAGTCGCTGGGCAGCATGGCCACAGCGTTCGCCAAGTTCGCTGAATTTGTCGTCAATAAAGTGCTAGGCCCGATCACATTCGGTCTAGACCTTGTGGGAACACTGGTCATGTCGTTGCAGGGCAAGCCCTGGCAATCAATCAACGGCAAAATGAAAGACCTGGCACTAAGCACCGAAGGCATTTTCGCGGGCCTCGCTTATGAAGCCGATCTAGCCCTGCGCAAATTGAATGCGACGTCACAGTGGACGGACGCCGAAATCAAGCGCATGGAAGGCTTGGGGTACCAAGTCGGCAAGACGAAAACGGAAATCACCAACCTTGGTGGCGCGTTGGATGAGGACGAAAAAGATAAGGACAAGGCCGGCAAGGCCACCGACAAACTGGCGGAACGTAAGAAAAAACTGGCCGACCAGGCCAAGGAATTGGCGTCTGTGCTTGAAAAGCAGATGGGCGACGCTTTGGACGCGGCACGCCGCAAGGTCGATGAAGCCCGGGATGCGTTCGATGAAATGTACAAATCGACCCGCGACGCTGCGCTGGGCGCACTGGACTTGGACGCCGCGTTTACCAATGCCGGTGACAATGTGGCCAGCGGGTTCATTGATCAATTGCAGGAACAGGCTGACCGCACCACCGTGTTCAGCAGCAAGGTGCGCCAACTGTTAGACGCAGGGCTGTCCGAATCCGCGCTGCGCCGCGTCATCGCTGCCGGTGTTGATCGCGGAACCGAAATCGCTGACGCCATCCTGGGCGGCGCAGAATCCGTATTGCAGGTAAACGCCCTAGTGGACACCATCGAACGGGTAGCCGACGAACTGGGCATGAGTACGGCCGCCAAGTTTTACCAGGCAGGCATCGACGCAGCCCAGTCATACCTGGCCGGCATTGAAGCCACCGTCGGCACCGTCACCGGGCTATTGGGCAAGGCCAAGACCCCGGCAGATGTCAAGGGTGCCAGCGCATTGTTCAGTTCAGGTATGGCCGGGGCTGGCCGCAACGCCGGTGCGGGCGGCAACTACAACCAGTACACCATCTACGCCCAATCCATTGACCCGCAAGCGGGCGGCCAGGCTGTCGTGGATGCGTTGAAAGAATACGAACGACGCAGCGGCTACATCGATATCACGGTGGCCGGGGCGTTCGGCGTGGTGGACTGATGCCAGCCACAGTTCCCAACGGTGGGACATACACGCTAGAAATCGATACCGGGTTCGATTTCGGTTCGTTTCGGTTGGATGACCCTGTGAAGGGTGTACTGGATAACAATGATTTCCTGCTGGGACCGACCACCACTTACGCCGATGTCACTGAGTACGTCAAGCGCATTGACTACCGGCGCGGCCGCCACCGGCCAACCGACCAGTTCGGTGCTGGCACCATGACCGTCGTAATTGATGACGAACTGGCAGGCGGCGCACTGTCCCCATACGACGTCGGCAGCCCCTATTACGACCCTGATAACAATCAGCCAGGCATCGCCCCTATGCGGGCCATTAGGTTGAAACGCGGCAGCCAATACCTATTCACCGGCATCATCAATACGTTTGACTATCAGTTCGAAATGTCGGGCGACAACACGGTGATATTGCAATGCGTAGATGGGTTCTATCAACTGTCCCAGGCCGTGTTGGACGAATGGAACGTGACCAGCGAAACGTCAGGGCAGCGCATCGACTCAATGCTGGACCTACCCGAAGTGAACCTGTTTCCTGGCGCGTTGCGCGACATTGACCCAGGCACCGTGAACCTGGGCCACGACGCGGCATACACGGTGCCAGCCGGCACCAATGCCCTGGTTTACGCCCAACAAATCAACCAGACCGCGGAATTCGGCCGCCTGTTCATGGCAGCCGACGGCGTGCTGACATTCCAGCCGCGTGTCGGCACCACCCTGTCCGGCCCTGTCATCGATTTCAGCGATACCAACCCGCTGCAAGCCAAATACAACGACATACAGATCGAATTCGACGCCAGCAACGTCGTGAACCGCGCCGTCGTCACCGGCCTGGACGGTGATACCGGCACCGCTGATGACCTACCCAGCCAGGCCCAGTACTTCATTCAGACCAAATCAATCACCAACAGCCTGCTTCACGAACAAACAGAACTAGACGACGCCGCCCTGTACCTGATTGACGGCCAACCATCCCCCAGGTTCACAAGCGTGCAGACCGCGTTCCTAATGCTGACCAACACCCAACGGGACGCCGCCGCCGCCGTCGATATTGGCGACACGATCAGCGTCGCCAAGACCGTCACCGGGGTTGGGACGATCGCGGAAGAACTGTCAGTGGAAGGCATCGACGGGACCATCACGTTCGACACCGGCCATACCGTACGGTTCTGGACCAGCCCCACCACAGTGGTGTACGAACTGATTCTGGACAACCCGGTTTATGGCGTGCTAGACGCCGACAATGTTCTAGGCTAACCGATATGAAACAGACCTTCACGGCGGGACAAGTGCTGGAAGCGTCCGATATGGCCACGCTTCAACAGAATGATTACAACTGGACGGTGGACACCAAAACCGATTCATATGTGCTGGTAGCCGGCGACGCCGGTAAACGCATCGTCATGAACGCGGCAACCGCTAAGACCATCACGGTCAATACCAGCATTTTCACGGCTGGCGACACCGTATGGATTCACAACATCGGTGCAGGTACTTGTACAGTCACGGCAGGTACCTGCACTGTGAACACTGCTGGCAGCCTGGCATTGGCGCAATGGGAGGGTGGCAGCCTTTACTTCACGTCAGCGTCAAGCGCCATATTTTTTCGCGGTGGCAGCGCCCTAGGGGCAACCCAAGTAGTCACATTTACAACCACCGGGTCGAATACATGGAACGTGCCAAGTAACGTCGATTATGTAGTGGCCCACATGATTGGCGGTGGCGGTGGAACCGGGCAAGGTGCCACAGCCGGTGGAACCGGTGGAACATCGCAAGTGGCGTTCGCTGCTGGAACAATTACCGCGTTAGGCGGTTCGCCAATGAGTACAACCGACACAAGTAGTACCACCGTAGCAACCAACAAAACGGGTGCAAATTATGGTGACCCAGCCATTACATCTAAATACGGCAGCGTGGTCACAATCCTGCAAGCCAATCGCGGGGCATACGTCCGGGCCGGCGGCGCGGTAACGCCCGGCGGCACACTTACAGTCACGGTCGGCGCAGGCGGTACGGCCGGCACAAATGGTTCAGCAGGAAAACAAGGCATCGTTTGGCTGGAATATGTGCCAGGGTCTAAACGACGTATTGACATTTTCAAGGCTGGCGGCACATGGACGCCCCCAACTGGCGTTACGTCGGCGGTTGCATATGTCAAGGGTGGCGGTGGTGGTTGCGGATTTGGTGACGGTGGTGGCAGCGACGGCGGTAATTCGTCAGTGGCATTTTCCAGCGGAACGATTACCGGCACAGGTGGTAGCGGTCAGTATTATCCGCGTGGTACGCCGGCTTTTGTCATTCGCAATTGTGGCGGCGCAGCCAATAGCGGCCAACCAGTAATTCAATCATGGGGCAGTACTACTAATGGGCAAATCCTTGCCGGCTTACCGGCCGAATTTGTGATGGGGTATGGAACTTGTACGCCGGGTGTGGGCGTGACCGTAACGATTGGTGCGGGTGGCGCGGCAGACCTTGGCGCATCTACCGGCGGTAGCGGCCTTGTAATCATAGAATACAACGTGCCATGACCGAACAAACCTGGGGCGAAATTGTGAATGACGTATGCGTGAACATCGTCGTGGCTGATGCCGCGTGGATTGCTGAACAACCTGGCGTATGGATTGAATCAACGCCTGACAATTATGCGTGGATCGGTGCAACGGTCACTGATGGACAGTTTCAACCATTGCCAGTGGACCCTGAATTATGAACGGTGCAACGAAGCAGGCAGCCGACCAAACCGTAAAAGGCGGTCTGCTGGGCATTGGCGTGTATTGGGCAACCAACGCAGGCGTAGACCCGGCACTGATCGCAATGTGTATGCCGCTGGCCACCGCGTTGCTGGCGTTCATTTCATCGAAGATCAACGACCCACACCTGGCGTCATTCTTCGGGCATCACAAGGAACTAGGCGACAAGCCCAAGAAGTAAAGCGTGCCGAAACCGTACGTCGTATCCACATACCCGGTCGCCAAGGCACCGCTACCAGGGTGCGAAGAATGGGCGCGACAAGCGAACCGCACAAGCGGCGGCGCACTGTGGAACAACGGCACCTGGGTAGTGCGCGACATACGCGGCAAGCCCGGACAGATATCAAACCATGCGCGTGGCGTCGCAATGGACCTTTCATATCGGTACATGAAATCCAGCAGCAAAGGCGTATCGGATGGCCGCCGAATAGCAATGGATTGGCTACGGACCGCGCTGACCAACTGGCAACCGTTAGGCATCCAATTAGTGATCGACTACTGGCCGCAACCGTACGGCCGTTCATGGCGTTGCGACCGCGCCGGCGTCGGCATCGTCAAGCCAGCAGCCGCCGAAGCATGGCAGAAACCCACGAAACCCGCGTTCACAGGCGCACCTGGCGGCGACTGGTTCCACATCGAAATCGAACTGGCGTTCGCCCAAGACCCAGACCGCGTGAAACAAGCGTTCAAACAGATATTCACCACTACCGCACAGGCAGCCGCTACGGTCAATAGCGACAACTAACCCAGCCCGGAGGCAGCACCGATGGACGTAATCCTGTACGAAGTATTCACTGGCACCATGCCAGACGGCACCGAAATATTGGTGCAACTGTTTAGGCCACAAGGCCAGGACAAATCACAAGCCTGTCAGATCGCATTCAGGCAGCAATCATGGGACCGCTGGGGCGTCCCGATTCAACTGGACCACCGCAGCGTCACACCCACAGGGGAGGCAACCAAGTGAACCCCGGATTCATCAGCGGCCTAGCAGTCGCCCTGTCCATGATCGTCGGCACCATCACCGGCGGCCTGATCGACCGACCCAACACCCCGACCACCGACCCCCGCGTGATCGACATCATGGGCCAATACCCAGACCCCACCACAACCACCACAATGCCCCAGGCTGCGCCGCAGCCCGTCATCCCCACCATTCCCACCCCCGCACCGTCCTGCGACGATTACGCGCGTCTGGCAGTGTCTGTGGGCTGGCCAGCCACCGAATACGACACCATCCTGCGGGTCATGCGTGCCGAATCTGGCTGTTACCCGTTGGCTGTCGGCGACTTGGAACACGGCGTCAGCCTGGGCCTGATGCAGGTGCATACCGATTCGTGGTGTGAACCAACCCGCTACTGGCCGGCCGGCTACCTACAAACCAAGGCCGTACTGGACGACTGCAACGCCTTACTGGACCCGCTAGTGAACCTGTATGCCGCGCTACTGATCTGGCGTGAAGGAGGCTGGACCCAATGGACCACCTACTGATCGTCGGCGTCGTGTTCTGTGCGATTTATGTGGGGCTGGTATGGCTGCTAGGACGATGAAACGCAGCACCTGGTACAACGTGACCAGCACCGACCGGCTACTGGCCGAACTCACTGACTACGCCGAACACTGCCGCAATGCCAGCGACCTGACTATGTTCAGCCAAGCCATCGCACACATCATGTACCAGCAGACCGTCATTGATGAACTGCGGGCCGACATCGCCACCCTGGAAGCCAGCCGCCGTGCTTGAAATCCATTTGGACGAATCCGACATGACGCTGGCCCGCTATGTGTCACGCCAATGGATACGGGAAGCGCATACCAACGGGTACGCGCACCGTTACCTGCACCCCAACGACCCTGACCAGACCTGGCGCACCACCCTGCTGGGCGTCACCGGCGAAGTAGCACTGTCGAAGCACCTGGGTGTCGTGTACGGGTACCGGGGCTATGACCGGGCCGCGTACGACGTCGAAGGCTGCGAAGTACGCACCACACTGCGCGAAGCCGGCAGCCTGATCACCCATCCAGGTGACAAACACGCCCCCTACGTTTTGGCGATCGCTGTACCAGGCACCAAATACGACTGGACGGTGCGCCTGATCGGCTGGGCATGGCTAGACGACTGCAACCAGCCCCACCATTGGCGTACCGATGTCCGATGGCCGTGCTACATGACTCCGCAATCCGCGTTACAGCCAATGGCTACACTTCCACACACCAACACACCACAGGAGGCAGCCCAGTGGGATTCAACCTTGACGATTACGAACCAGTAGCCGTACGTTTGGCACGATGGCTGGACGAACCAACAGACCAACCGAAGCGCGTGATTACGCATCTGGTTCATTACACCGATGATCGATGTGTGTTTCGTGCTGAATTGTTCATAGGTGACACGCTGATTGCCACAGGGTGGGAAGAAGAAACACGCGGCAGCAGCCCTGTGAATCGCACATCACATCTGGCCAATTGTGAAACCAGCAGTGTCGGACGCGCATTGAGTAACGCGGGCCTGGCTGGTAGTGACCCTGCGAAACGTCCTAGCCGCGAAGAAATGACGAAGGTGGCACGCCACCAATACGAAGAACCATTTTCAGATCAGCCGCGCCCTGCGGGTTCGGGGTCACCTGCCGGTGCGTCGGAAGCGCAACTACGCAAGATTCACGCCATGTACACCGCTATGGGCATCACCGATAAAGCGGCCCAGGTTGCTGATGCCAAGACACGGCTGCCAGGGCTAACGGGTACGTCATTTGCGTCGCTGTTGAAAATGGAAGCCAGCAAATTGATCGATGCGCTGATGGCGGCACGATGAAGCCCATACGCTTACGCCCCACCATGTCCGATGTGATGGCTGTGCAGATGGCGTTGCTGAACGCTAAACGCGCACTGAACGCGGCACACGCCACTACTGACAGCCAGTGGATTGGTTACGCCCATGACGACATCAGCCAAGCATTCAGCATTATTCAGACCTGGTACGGCGTTACAAACGACAACTGAACACACCACAACTGTGGCGCATCCCCAGCGTGATACGGGGTGTAGGTGGGAACCCTCGACGCCTAACCAGCGTTAGTTCGGCCGTTAGACAGCCAGGGCAAGCCCCTGCACGACACCAAGCGGGTAGCGGCTAGTGGGA